TACCAAAAAATATTAACGATTGGGAAACCACAGAAGAATGGGAAAACATTTGGGTTTCCCAAAGAAGATATGAAAATATCTATAATGAAGCAGTAGATTATGCTAATGATGGAGATGTGAAAGGGTTTATCAAAACAATGACCTCTCTTGCTGATGTTAAAGAACTTGATAAAGATGATTTATATGCTTTACCAGAAGACCCAAAACATGAGATTATTGCAAAAGCTCAAATGCAACTTGGAAATCTTTTTCTTTTTGGTGCTAAAGCATCTGAAGAAGGTAAAGTTATTAAAACTAAAAAAGACCTAAAGAAAGCCGTTCATTACATAAAAAGTTCTGCTAAGAATGGTAATGTAGATGCTCAACAAAATCTTGCTACAATGTATGAAGAGGGAGTTGACCCAAATGGAAAATCTTTACCCAACATAAAAAAAGATTATAAAAAAGCATTAAAATGGTACTCTTATGCTGCAAAACAAGGTTCTGACCTTGCAAAGAAAGACGGTTTAAAAGTATATAACATGATTAGAAGTTAAAAATGAATATATTCTACGTTGATAAAGACCCTGTAATTGCAGCTCAAATGATGTGTGATAAGCACGTAGTGAAGATGATATTAGAATCAGCTCAAATGCTATCGACAGCAGTTCGTGTTCAGTCGGGTGATGAGAAAGCAAATGAACTTGGGTTATACAAGATGGCTCACAAAAATCATCCTAGTACTAAATGGGCTCGTAAAAGTTACTTTAATTTTATATGGTTGTATAAACATATGATAGCACTAATGGAAGAATATACTTATCGTTATGGTAAAAATCATGCAACAGAGAAATTGATAGAACCCCTACATAATAGTTTTTATGGAGAAATCCACCCTTTTGGAGAGAATCTAGAAAAATTTACTGATCCACCACAGTGTATGCCTGAAGAATGTAAAGGTGATGATACTGTACTTGCATATCAGAAATACTATATAATAGAGAAAGCAAAGATTGCTACTTGGAATAAAACAAGATCAGCTCCAAAGTGGTGGAAGGATAGTTCTGATGAAGAATCGAGAAGGTTATTGGGATTACATGGGCAGGAAGTTGCGAGAGGACAGGTCTAAAATGAGTCCTATTCAAAATGACATGGCAGGATTAACAGAAGCACACTATAAGGTGTTGAGTCACCTTAAAGAAGTCACTGAACACAATTTTGAGTTAATCAAAAAGTTAGAAAGATTAGGTGGCGATCCTAAACAAATGGAGTTTAATTTTTAATGAAAGTTTTTCTTGTTGCTATAGTAATGTGGTGGTCTAATCCAACAGATACGCCATACAAAAATGCAATAGAGATTGATTCTCTAAACGGAAAACCATTCTTCTTTGTTAAACAAGAAGAATGTTTCAAGTATGTAGATGAAAATCTAGAAGGTTTGAAACAATTTGGACATAATTACTTTACAACCGCAGCTGCAGTTTCAAAAATATATTGTGTACCAAAAGAACAAAAGGATATATAATGCCATCATATACATTTTACGATGAGAAAACTGGAATAGAATGGACAGAATTTCTTTCTATATCAGAAAGAGAGAAGTTTCTTGAAGATAACAAGCATGTCAATCAGGCGGTAGTTCCTGTGGCTGTTGTAGGAGATCATGTCATGGGCGTTGGGCCTAAGACAGATGGTGGATTTGAAGACCGAATGTCCCAAATTGCAGATGCTCATCCAGGCAGTCCTCTTGCTTCTAGATATAAAAGTAATGAATCTCATGCAAAGATTAAAGCTAGATCAGTAATAGAAAAACACAAAAAGAAAAGACCATTAGTAACATAATGGAGTATAAGTATATGGTACAGGCGAGAAATACCAAACTTCAGCACCGATGCACAGCATTGACGCAAGCTGGGAAGTCCCTCCGCCTATGTGCCAGAGAGGGAGTGGCGCTGCTCCCTCTCACTTTTTAGGAAAGAACAATAGTATGTCAACAAAGAAAAATAAAGAAATTAATAATAATAATTTGGTTGCAGTAAAACCAATTACCGATAGCCAAAAATCAGTTTTTGCATCTTGGAAGAAAGATAAAAACCAATTTCTTTTTGGTTGTGCTGGTACAGGTAAGACCTTTGTATCTTTATATCTTGCATTACAATCAGTGATGGATTTAAAGAGTAAATACGATAAAGTAGTTATTGTTCGTTCACTTATCCCTACCAGAGAAATTGGGTTCCTTCCAGGCGATGAAGAAGATAAGGCTGCACTCTATCAAGTACCGTATCAGAACATGGTGCAGTTTATGTTTGAGCAACCTAATGAACAAGCCTTTAATAATCTATATGATCGACTCAAGGGACAAGGTTCACTCTATTTTCTTTCAACTTCTTTTCTAAGGGGGTTGACATTTGATAATACTATTGTTATAGTTGATGAATGTCAGAATATGAATTTTCATGAGCTAGATACAATCATCACAAGGATTGGACAAGACTCTAGGATAATATTCTGTGGAGACTTTGACCAAACTGATCTACAGAGAACGAATGAGAAGAATGGTTTACACAACTTTCTGAGAATCTTAGAAGAGATGGATGAGTTTAATTGTACAGAATTTTCCATTGGAGATATAGTACGCTCTGGATTTATTAGAAGTTATTTGATTAATAAAATCAAACTTGGAATAGGAATGGAATAATGAATAAATGGATTTGCCCGGATTGTGGCCACACGCATGAAGGAAAAGATGCACCAACAGATGATTGTCCTGTTTGTGGAGCCCTTGCTGAAGACTATGAGATTGAGAATTGAAATATACAGAACGCCAATGGTTCAGAGAAGTAGGATGGGGTAAAATGCCAGAAGAATATAAATACGATTGTCCTAAGTGTGAAGACACAGGAAAAATACCGATGCATAAATTAAATTATGCTCACGTTGAAGGAGCATTAGCCACAACATTAACAGATTGTGATGAATGTAATGGAGAAGATTAATGAATATGGAAAAATTGCAAGAAGAGTTAGAAAATGATGAAGGAGTCAAGTATGAGGTATATAATGATCATCTTGGGTATCCTACTTTTGGGATCGGGCATCTCATATTGGATTCTGACCCCGAATACGGAAGTTCTACAGGAACCGAAGTTAGTGAAGATAGAGTCAAAGAAGCCTTCGCCTCAGACGTTGTGGGAGTTGTGTCTGACTGCGAAACCCTCTACCCAGACTTCGAAGAACTGCCAGAAGAGGCTCAACGAATAATTGCAAACATGATGTTCAACATGGGTCGCCCTCGTTTGAGTAAGTTCAAGGGTATGAAACGTGGTGTAGATGCACAAGATTGGAACGCAGCCGCAGATGAGATGGTTGATTCTAGTTGGTACAAACAAGTAACTAATCGAGCAGATCGTTTAGTAGAAAGAATGAGGAGTATATAATAATGATAGGGGTAATAGTTTTTGTATTTTTTGCCTATAATGTTATTGAGATATTAAAAGTAATAAGTTAGGAGAAGATATGCCTGCACGTAAACATACTCAATGGTTATCCAAACCCACTGTCGAATATGTAGATTCTCGTATCTACAGTGATTGGGGAATCTTTAATGAAGAACAGGAAAAGATTTTCAAGAAATGTTGGATACCACTTTGTCATGAATCAGAACTAGAGAACCATCTAGATTTTAGAACTTCCAGTATTGCTGGTTCTAAGGTGGCTATGATACGCGATAAAGAAAGAGTTGTTGCGTTTGAGCATAACTTTCAGTCCATGCCAGTCAGTGGTAATTTGGAATCTGATGGTGGTTACGATCATTGGAACTGTCCAGAACTACCATGTGAAGTTAAGTTTGGTGGTATGGTGTGGGTTACTCTTAACCTAGAACCAACTCAGGATGTTGAAGGATGGGCGGCTGGTGCATTTGAATGTATTCGCCCTGCACTAGACACAGAACCATTAGAAGTATTTCACTACCACAAGGCTATTATTAATAGTAACTTTAAACTATGGCATGATACGAACTCTGAGTTCTACCATGACTATATGCACTACTTTAATCGTGTAACAGGGTTTAACGATGAGTACTTTGCTCGTAAGTGTACAGGGTTCGATAATGGTCATGTAAACGTGGGGAGTTTTGAAGTACAGTATACTGCAATGGAAGATGGTAAAGATCGTGGAGAACTAAGTTTTCCAGAACTACCACCAAACCAGTGGTATATGATTGATCTATTTCCTGGCATGAACTTTAATCTACGTGGTAGTGCATTACGTACAGACGTTGTTACACCACTCGGCCCAGATAAGGTTATGATTGAGTTTCGTGGTTTTGGTCTTAAAAAGGATACACCAGAAGAACGTAAGACTCGTATCGAACATCACAATACAATATGGGGCCCGATGGGTCGTAATCTACATGAGGACTTGTTAGGTATTCAAGGTCAAGGATCAAGTATGCAGCCTGGATCAGAACATCGTCACATATTACATGGTAGACATGAAGATCAAACTATACATGATGAAGTTGGTATGAGACACTACTATGAAGAATGGGGTCAATGGATGGATCGTGATCCTGCTAACCCAATGAAAGAAAATGCAATTTGGGAAAACCAAGAAGAACTTGTAACTGCACAGTATGATCTTGGTGTTGCGTAAGGCACTTGACAAAGTAAGGTAAATAAGGTATAATACAGTATGTTTAATCATTTGAATGTGGAGTTGCCCCCAATAAGCGCAACAACAACTGACGGTGTACGTCTTTATGAGACACCAGAGGGAAATAAGTATCCATCTATCACAACCATTCTATCAGTCCGTAATAAGTCTGGACT